TGTAAGTAACATTATTTGTATGGACAAATCAACGCCAGCACTTGCGACATCTACGCAACTACTTGCAAATGCCGACCTATTGGTCAAAGTTGATTCGGGCAATCCAACAGCAGGTGATTCAGATATTACAGTTTACGTTCACTACAGATTGATACCAGCTTAATGGCGACCAAAGTAGCAATAGAGGTAGACGTAAAAACGGGCGAAGCCAATGACGACATAATAGCGTTAAGGGAAGAACTCGAAAAGGTAAAGCAGACCCAAAAAGAAATGGGCGACCAGTTCAAGGCTGGTTTTGAAGCTGCTGAGAAAGGTGCAAAGCAAGCAACGAACGGTGTCAAAGGTTTCGGAAACGGCATAAAGGGGCTGCTTAAATCACTCGGAATAGTTGCGCTAATTGTAGAAGCATTTAACCAGCTCAAGTTAGCGTTTGAAAGAAACCAAGAAGCTGCTGACTTCTTTGGCACGGCATTGACGACCGTTCAAATAATTATGTCCAAAATCATTAACGATGCGGTTATACCTTTAGCTAAATGGTTAGGGACACTATTCACAGACCCACAACAGGCACTCGACTCATTCATTGAATCAACTCAGGGTGTTTATGATGTTCTTGTTGACCTAAAGGATTTGGTTGTAAGCCAGCTAAATGTTGCGCTTGATAAGTTTATGATAAACGTGAATATGGTACGTGCTACTTTTGCGGCACTTACTGGAGACCAAGAAAAAGCGGCAGAGTTGTTAGCCGACAATGCAAGGCGGCAGAATGAGATAGCCGAAGAGCAAGCGAAAAGCGCGGAAAAGGCAAGCAAAATAGTTGACACGGTAACGGGTACTGTTGCCGATGCTTATGATTCTGTGGTCGAAACCGTTTCAAATGCCGTTGAGGCTGGAAAGCGTTTGAACGAGCTTGAAAAACAAGCAGAAATAGGTGACGCATTAAGAGCAAAAAGACAGCTTGAACTTCAAGCAGAAGCAGAACGGCAGAGGCAAATAAGGGACGACATAAGCCTATCTATTCAAGAAAGGATTGAAGCCAACGACAAACTCGGAGGAATACTTGACAAGCAAATAGAGATTGAAAAACAAGCATCTCAGTCAAGGCTTGATTTTGTCAATGAGCAGATAAAGCAGTTCGGCTTAACAAATGAGTTAAGGGTTCAGCAAATCCAAGCAGAAACGGAACTCGTTGATATTGAGGAAAGGGTACTTGGTCAACGTGCGGAGCAACTTACAAATCAAAAGGCACTTGAAAAGGAGCTGTTTGATATACGTCAAGAACTCAATAAAGTAGGAAAGGAAGAGCGAGAGCTAGAACTTCTTGAACTTGAACAGCATTACGCAGCACTTGCCGAACAAGCGCGTTTAGCTGGTGACACAGAAACAGATATAGAAGGGGCAAAGCAAGAAGCACTCGCGAAACTCCGAAAGAAGTTCAGAGATGAGGATTTAAAGAAGGAGAAGGAACTTAGGGACGCAAAGGTCAAACTTCAGCAATCTTACCTTGATGCTACGGGAGGAGTTCTGAACTCCATTAACCAACTCGTTGAGGCAAGTGGCAACCAATCAAGGGAGGCGGTTGTTCTTCAAAAAACCCTTGCCATTGCTCAGATAGCTATTGATACGGCAAAGGCGATAGTCGGAGCAATTGCACAGGCGCAAAGCGTACCTTATCCGGGTAACTTGGTGGCAATAGCTACGGGTGTCGCGGCAGTTGTTGCTGGTATTGCTTCGGCAGTTTCAACGCTTAACACGGCTAATGTACCGGGAGGAGGTTCAGCAGCACCACCACAAGCACCACAAGTAACAACAGCTCCAGCAGTACAACAAGCAACGGCTGGAACTACCGAACTCGGAGGGGCGGAACAAGCGCAACTTGCACCAATACAAGCCAATGTCGTAGAGACAGAAGTAACAGGCAACCAAAACAACGTAAACCAAATTGAATCACAAGCAACATTCGGAGGATGAACAAGCTACCAGTAATTTACCTGACAATTGACGAAGACCACGAAACGGGTCTTGATGCAATCTCTTTAGTTGACCATCCAGCTATTGAGCGTAATTGGATGGCGTTTAACAAGAAGCACAAGTTCGCATTGAACGAAGAGAAGAGAATCGTAAGCGGAGCGGCTATGGTTGCCGATTACCCAATCTATCGCAGAGATGAGGACGGGCGCGAGTATTACGTTGTATTCGATTCGGATGCCATACGTAAGATAGCTTACAAGTTTATGAAGGAAGGCAAGACCAACGCGACCAACTTAGACCACTCAACAGATGTGGATGGCGTGTTTATGTTTGAATCTTTCCTGATTGACGAAATGAAGCCAACGCCTAAAGGATTCGATAAGCTGCCTAACGGTTCTTGGTTCGTAAGCTACAAAGTGGATAACGATGAGGTATGGGAGGATGTTAAGAAAGGAACTTTCAAAGGGTTCAGCGTTGAGGGTGTGTTCTCAGAATCTCGCCAAATGGACGTAGACAAGATGATTATCGAGGAGGTGGAGAAAGCACTAAGAGCATAGCCAAGTGGCACACCTTTCAAGAATTGCTATTTATCAAAAAACAACCTTATGAACATTTCAGAACTTGTTGGGTCTAAGTTGCCCGAAATCAAGAAGCTACTTTTCAGCGAGACTGAGGAGAAGTTTGAAGATGCCAAACTCGTTGATGGCACTATTGTACGTTACGAATCTTTAGAAATCGGAGCGGCTCTTTCCGTAGTTGGAGAGGATGGCGAAGTAGTACCAGCACCTGACGGAGAGCACGAACTTGAAAGCGGAGATATCGTAAGAACTGAGGGCGGTTTGATTGTTGAGATTATGAGCCCTGAGCCAGTCGAGGAAGAAGCAGAAGAAGAGAAAGAGGAAGAAATGGCTGCTGAAGAAACTGAGGAGAAATTCGATGCTGAAGGGTTCAAAGCTGACATCCTTTCTGCTGTTTCAGAACTAATCGAAAGCAGAATGGCAGAGGCTCAATTCGCTAAAACCGAAAAAGTAAGCGACATCGAGAAAGCTGTTGGTTTAATTACCGACATCGTTGAGAAGATGGCAGCTACTCCGAAAGAAGAGCCTTCAAAGAAGGTAGCCAACCCATTTAACAAAGGCATCGACTACACCGAGATGGTTGAGAAGATGCGAGCAATAACCAATAAATAAACCTATAAACACTATAAAAAATGGCATTTGATGTATCGGGCTTAACAGCCTACATTGAGGAGCAGAACTTTCCTCTAATCACAAAAGCAGTAACTGGAGGTCGTACAGCTTCACTTATGGAGAAGCAAGTAGGCGTAAAAGGTGCTACCAAAATCAACCTAATGGACGTTGACGTAAACTTCCAAGATGGTAGTGGTTGCGCATTCAACGCTGATGGCGACATCACTTTCACTCAGCGTGAGATTGACCCAGCCAAATTAAAGTTGAATATGGAGTTCTGTCCAAAGACTTTAGAAGGGTACTACCTACGTTCTCAACTTCCAAGCGGAGCGCATTACGAGTCTATTCCTTTTGAGGAGCAGTTCGGTGCTTACCTTGTTGAAAAAATCCAATCGGAGTTAGAAGTAATGATTTGGCAGTCTGACTCAACATTGCCTTCAGGAAACCTTCGGTTCTTCGATGGTCTGGTTGACGTTATCGGGGCTGGTTCTTACATTGACGCAAACACAGCTTCTTTCGGTTCGGGAACTCCACTTGCTACGGCTTTGACTGCTAACAATATGATTGAGGCGGTGCAAAGAGTTTACGAGGCTGCGGCTGCGGCTATCGTTGATAAGGCAGATGCTAAAATCTTCGTTGGTTATGATGCCTTCCGTTCGTTGGCTGTTGGGCTTCAAAGCGGTCTTGGAATTGTTACTTCAGGTGGCGGTCAACTTCAGAACGCTGATAGTTCATTCGCTGACCTTACTATGGTTCTTCCGGGTACTAACATTGAAATCATCGCTGTTAACGGTTTGACTGGAACTAACGATGTTTACTGTATGAGAACAAGCAATATGTTCTTGGGCGTTGACCTTGAGGAAGATGCTTCAAGAATCGAGGCTTGGTACTCAAAAGACGACAGAAAGTACAAGGTAGCTGTTGACCTTACACTTGGTGTACAGGTTGCATACCCCGACCAAATTTCTGCGGTAATTCTTTAATCTAATCGGGGCGGCTTTCGAGTCGCCCCTTCACTCTAAAAACTAAAAAAATGGCATATACTGGATGCGCACTAACAACGGGTTTCGACCTTGACTGCCGCGATGCCGTAGGCGGAGTGAAGAGCGTTAGATTTGCGAACCTTGATGATTACCTTGCATTAACTCCTGTTGTATCTGCTGGAGCGATTACATCAATTACTGCAACGGCTACATTCTACAATTACGAGCAGCTAAAGGAAACTTCCTCTTTGACTGAAACCATCAACGGTAACAGTCAGAACGGAACGGTTTACTTCACGCCTGAGGTGGTTGTAGTGCTTTCAAAGTTGGATGTAAACAAGCGCAACGAAATCAAGGTATTGGCTCAACAACGACTTGTGGCTATCGTAGAAACTAACGATGGTTCTTATTGGGTTGTTGGATGGCAAAATGGTCTTGAGTTGAACGCTGGAACTTCTGCAACGGGTACGGCTTTCGCAGACCTTAGCGGTTACAGCTTGACGTTTAGCGGAATGGAAGCGGAGCAAATGCTTTCAATTGATGCTGCAGACGTAACTGCGATTACAAACTAATTCGTATCTTCACACTTTCTTTTTCATTGTTCTGTTGAAAATGCCCTGACTTCGGTTGGGGCGTTTTTGTTTGGCACAAAATCAAACTTTTGCTATTTAAAGAAAAACACGAATGGCATCAACCGTAACACCAGCAACCGCAACGGTTCAAATAGTTGAAAGTTTAACACTCGGAGGAGTTGACAGAGGAGGCTCACACACACGTTCAATTGACAACGTGGCAGAAGCTGACCGAAGAGTAATGACCGTTGACTCAGCAAATGAGATAGACCTCATAGAACTTAATACAGCAAACGGGCAAGGTAAGTTCGTACGTTCTTCAATCAAGTACATCCGAATCACTAACTTGGATAACACTAACTTCATTCGGGTAAGATTCAAGAATAGCGGAGCAGAAACGGCAGACGTTAAAGTTGATGCTGGGGCTACCTTTATGCTATCGACTGGCTCAATGGATGCAGACACGGCTGCTGGAGCGTTCAGTGCATTTGTGGACATCGACAACATAAGCGCACAAGCTGACACAGCAGACTGCGATATTGAATATGTAGTGTTTGCAGTTTGATAAACATTGCACGAAATACAGCTAACGAGATAGCGTTGACCCTGACTGAAAAGGGAACGGCTACCTATTACCTATTCAAGTTCCAATCGGACAACACGGAGGCGGTGGAGTACTGCATTGCTACGGATTCAAGCGCATATCCTGAAAGGTTTAACAAGTTCACCATTACAGAACAGACAAGCCCGGACAACTTGAACGCGGAGGTCGAACTACCAACCGAAGGACAATGGCGGTATTTTGTTTACGCTAACTCATCAAGCTCAAATTTAGACCCGACTGGATTGACTGAATTAGAATCGGGAATCGTGAAAGTAACGGGAACATCAACACCAGTAACCACCTACTCAGGCGGCAACTCAAACTATGTAGTGTATGGCTCTTAAGATATTGAATTTCGGAGCGCATAAAGTACCGACCTTCAAGGAGGCAAGGGGCAAGGATTGGATTCTATTCGGAGACGAGGGCGAGTACAAAAATAGATACCCTGAGTACCTTCTGAACCTTTACCGAAGAAGCGCGAAGCATCACGCTATTATCAACTCCAAAAAAGATTACGTAGTTGGTCAAGGCTGGGCGGTCAATTCCGAAGGGTTGGACACGATGGGACTTGCAAGGCTTCAGCAGTTCATTAACGAGCCGAACCAATACGAAAGTCTGAACGACATCCTTGAGAAGGTTGCGCTTGATTACGAACTTTATAACGGCTTCGCTTTAGAAATCGTTTACAACCAGCTTAACGACAAGA